AGCTCTTATTAAATGATCCGCCACGTAACACACCAAACGTGATGTATCTACCAACTGGAAAATCTCTTTGCAATACAATATCTAATTTTATTCTGCTGCTAGTATCTAATAATTCTACATTTACACTTGTACTATCAGACGTATGGAATAGATTTGCAATAAATGATCTATTGCTGGTTGTACCTGTTGTAGCAACAAATAGCGTTGCTTCATTTCCATTTACTTCAAAGTATGCACTACGATTAGTTGTTGCTAACAAATATTCTTCAATACTAGTTTTAAGATCAGTATTAAATGGCGCAATGTCGCTGCGTAATTCTAAATCTTGACCTGGGTTAGCAAATATTCTATATTTACTGTAATCAAAAATATCATTTATTGTATAAATTTCACTATCACCGAATCTTAATTCACGACCGCTAATTATAGTTGCATCTCCTGGCGGTACTTGATCTACAAAAAAGTAATCTAGTCCACTTGAAGCATTTTCTCTTACAATAATAGGATTTATACTATATAATGGCTGTAATGGTGTTTGTAATAATATTTCGTCAAACTCTGGATTACTACTAACAACACTTTCTACTTTGTATGTTCTTCCTTCAACTTCAATTTCCAGCCCTACTAAATCATTTAAATCGTCTATACCGTCATCTAATCCTGTAGGAAGTTTTGCAACACGTAATGCAGTAGTGCCTGATAGCAAGTCTTTGTCATATGTGCCAAATACTGTTACAACACCTTTATCTTTGTCGTAGCGTAATGCACCAACACTGAATTTATAAGTTGTAGTAACTGCTGGCTGATAAGGAAGTATACCTGCTAGTTCTCCGGAGTCTGGATCTAATGATAATCCAGTTGGTACTAAACTAATATCTTCTGCTTCGATTATATCAAATTCATCTACTCTAATTGGATCAGGCAGAAAGTCGTCGTCTGTTGCAGTCAGCGTTCTACCTGCATCAGGAAATTCTGGAAGGATGCCGCTTAGGTCCCAATAGCCTTGTACAGTTTCGCCAGTCGTCTTTAATTTATATGTGCCAGGATTGCTACCCTTTAGTAGATATTTTATTGCGCCGCTTACATCTGGCTGGTCTAAAGTATCTAAATATAAAGTTTGATAATTATTTGCTCTTCTAGTTCCTAAGTCTCTCGGTGTAAGCCATATCGGAGTTCTAATGTATGTCATATCTGCAACAAATACATTGCTAGATGATTCCATTATTGTATTATCAGCTCTTGCAAAATCGTCGTGGATAACAAATATCCTAAACATACGTTTTGTTGTAGTAGTACCGTCATTTATTGTAACACGGAATTCATATTTTCGATTTAATTTAACCGGTGGTCTGATTAATTCAATATTAGTAAGTTGCACATCACCATAATATAATGACTCTGTATTATCCTCAGTAGTAGCGCCCCAATCGTAAACGTTAGATCCGTAATTACCAGCATCGTATCCTAAACGAATTTCATTTATGTCTAAAGCTAATAAAGGTTCAACTATTCCAGTAAGTCTACCTGTACTCGAAAGTGTTATACCAGGAGGTAACCCTCCATCACCGTCTGCAATAAAGTATTCTAATGTTCCACCTGCAGGTAAATCTTCATCAGTTGCTATTAGTTGAAAATCAATTGGTGAACTATCTAATATAAAGTAAACACTATTAGGACCAATAGGAAGATCGCCTTCAGGAGTTTCCCAAACTGGAACATCTAGTCCTTCAACTGTCATTGTAAATGTTCTATCAGCTATGCCTTCATCTGCTGTAGCACGTATTACAAATCTACTTACTGTTGGTTTTGCAACATTTAATGGTGTTCCGGTTATTACATTATCGGCTAGTCTTAATCCATCTGGTAAACTACCGCTGATTAATGTTAGTGATACTTCATTTAAATTTGCAATAGGAAGTTGCAAAACTGTGATACTACTACGCTCATTAAATACTCCTAAGTCGTAGTTATTACCAACTGTCCATTGTGGTAATGCCATAATTGCCCCTTTACACCAAAGTTCCTAAATCTATATTTCCACTTGACGGTGTTGTGAATGTTCCTAAGTCAATTGGTGTATTGCCAAGTATCCATTGTAACTGTCCTGTATAATTTATTGCAACAGCACCTAAATCCCAATCGAGAAATCTTCCTAGATTTTCTTCGTAGTTTTTTGTATTAGTTCCTGTTGTTTTGATATTTGTAGGAAATAGATCTGCGATATTTGCACTATCTGTAATACTAAGATCTGTTGATAATATACTAGTTGAACTGAAATTATTAACTGCTGTAATGTTTTGACTGTTTGCATCTAATCCTGCGCTCAATTGCGGAGAAGCGTCATCTGATAATCCACTGTCTATAATAATTTGTGGATAAGGACTGCCGCCGTTGTCAGCACTAACACTTACTCCAGCACCGCCATATATAGACCAGTTAGTACCATTACCAATTGTAATAGTGCCTAAGTCTGTGTCCACCAAGTTACTTTGGTCTGGTACTGTTCCGTCTATAACAATAGTATTATCAAGTTGTGTTAGATTAACATTTGTGCCGCCAATTAGTCTTCTAAAGTTAAGTATATTTCCTACTTGACTTGCAAAGAGTTCACTACCAGAACTGCCTAAATTATTTGCAGTTTGTAATGCTATACTTTCTAGTTCTTGAAAGTTTGCATTGACTTTGATAAATGCTTCACGTAAATCATCACCTGTTCCGTCATTTGCACTAAATCCTACTTTGATTGTTTGTACCATTTGTTTCCCTCTTTTATACTATAAGTGTCCATGCACCATCAAGATACACATTTAAGTGACTGTTTTCATCGCCTTGAGGATCCCAGTTATCGCCGTCCGAAGCAGCAATCATTCCGTCATGTGTTGTACCAGCAGGTTCGCCTCCATAACTTACATTTAATGATACCCACTGTCCTGTATCTGGATATGCATCAATATATCCCATATACATTCTATTTGTACTGTTGAATACTATTTCACCGTTGGCCGGACTTGCAAGTGCTAACATTTGAGCATCAGTTAATTCAGGCACTTGAAGCGCAGCACTAAGTGTAACTTTCCTAACAGCACCGAGAGTCAAAACAGAGTTTGCTCCAGTAGCAGTTAAAGCAAAGTTACCAGCCGGCGGACTAATTGCTCCTGGTACTAGTGTATTAAAGTATCCAAAATCAAATGGGTCACCAGTTGATCCTACGTTAGCTGTAACTCCTGTAGCAGGCTGAAATGAGCTATTGGTTGTAACTGCGTCGAAGCTGTTGAATATAACTGACCCTTGACCGCCTAATGTAAGTGTGCCACCTGTTCCGCCTGAATTAACATCAATAATAATATTACCTGTAACATCAAAAGTTAAATCCGAAGCTAAACTAAGACTACCGGCTGTAACACCGCCTGTTGCAGTTAAGTTGGTTACGCCGATACTATTAGTAGTAGTACCACCTCTAGTGGTTACGCTATCAAGTGTATCAACTTCTGCTGTTAGATATGCTGAACCATTATTGAAGCTAAATTCACCTGTGGTTTGATCATATGAAATATCTCCAATACCACTAAAATCTGCTCTTGTTGCGTATAAGTTTGCATTAGCATTACCATCATATGGAGTAAATCCTAATGCACCTGTAACTTGTCCACTATCTAGAGTAAGTTCTGTTTGACCAATAAATCCAACTCCAGTTTCTCCACTGTTGACAGTTATTAATTTATCTGCTTGACCAGTATAGGTGTCAGCAGTATCTTCTAAATCAAGAAAGTTGGTTACAAGTAAATTACTGTTATCTGTAAGATCCTCAATATCGTCTGGAATAATAGCATTGTTATCAGTTAGGTCTTGTATATCAACCGGAATACTAGGTATATTGATTAGATCGTTAAAGTCTCCACTAAAGCCTCCACCAAGCAATCCGTCTACATCTTGTAAATCGTTTACATCATCTGGAATATTTGGTTTGTTTAATATAAATGCTGGAGAAGTAGGAACTAGTTCGTTGAAGTCTGCTTGTACACCAGAAGTAAACGGTTGTCCGTTTTGCAAGAAATTAGTTGCATCTACAGTTGTAGCGTTCATTGTAGTAAATGTTGCAGTTGTGGCTTGCATAATATTAGCATTTGATTCGCCTGTAACATTTAAAGCACCGCCAACTGTTATGCCGCCGGTTGTTGATAAAGATATTAATCCTGTTATATTGTTACCAGCAAGATTTAAATCGTCTCCATTCGGTAATTCTCTAAGTCTATTGCTTGTTTCATCTAATACTAGCGGAATTCTACTTGCCATTATTTTGTCCTTGTATTGTTATACATATTTATCGCATTAATTATAATGCTGCTATTCGTGCTTGAAAGTCTGCAAAATCTGTTGCTGCTGCTGCTTCTGTTTTGAGTGTTGCTAAACTAATAAAAGTTGTATCTGCTGTATACAGTTCATCAAAATTATCGTTGACTTTATCAAATGCTGTGCGTAGTGGATCACCATCACCTTTGTTTACTGATGATCCAATGTTTATTGTTTGCTTAGCCATTATACTCTCCCTACCACAACTTCAACAATGCCGTAGCCGTCATCGTCCTTTGTTCCTGTAGCCTTTCCTATTACTTGTCCAATACCCGGGGAGTTATTTACTATAGCATACCCAGCCTTTGCTGCTGTAACAAGCATATCGCCTTTGGCAACTTTGCCAAGCACCTTACAAGGTACTCTACCTTGTAGTGCTAGTCCTACTACATAATCCCCTTGTAGTGCGCTGTTCATCAAGTGTGCTGGATTGGTTGTTACAATACCTGCAACTCTAGTATCACCTTTTGCATTAGTTGTAGTAAGCTCTTGTTCACCGCCAAACACTAGAACTGTTCCTGGCTCATATTGTGCATCGCCTAAGTAGTTTTCTGCTAAGTCTGCCCAAAGAGCTTCTGTTGCAGTACCGTGGAATGTAGTACCATAAACATTATCCCAAGGGCTTGCACTTGAACCCATGTTTTGTGTACTACTACCATCTGGAGTAACACTACCAGTAATTGTCATACTGCCATTTACATCAAGAGTATTACATTCTAATTCACCTGCAATATCAAGTCTGTTTGAACTTGGATTATATACAATGCCGGCGTCTGTGTATAAATTTTCGTATCCTCTTGTAGCATTATTACTATCAACAAAAGTCAAGTAATGGTTGGCATCTGTACCACGTGATCCTACTTCAACATCTTTTGCAAATTCTACTTCGCCATCAAATGAAGGCAGTGTTGTGTACGCACTTCCGTCCCATA